CTCGAGTATCGTCATCGAGTGATGCGGATGGCGACGCGCAAGATAAGAGTCAAAAGAACAAGCTAGGTTATCAGTTAACAGGTGCATCGTATGTCAATGAGCACCCCGGTGGTGGAAATGATGATCAGGACTCTGAAATTAGAGCCACCGTTGAAGGACGCATAATTCGTAAGGATTGCGGCGTTGGGGTCGTAGGCCAATCAACTGATGATATGGGACGCAAACAAGTATGCGGTGTGTTGTCACAACCTATTTCAGTTGAACCCAACGTTTATGCACAGGAGCTTCTAAATGCCATTAAAGCGATAGAAGAACGCATTAATAAGAAGCAACGTCCTTATGCAGGAAGTGAAGCTGATGAGGTGAAGATCAGGCGCATGGTACACCAATCGATTCATGGCAAGCGCAATTCGCCCTTTTCCGCGAAGAAGGTGATGGATCTTATTCATGAATTGGTCTACGAGAAGATTAAGTCGAATAAGTGGACCGATGAGCGTGTTGCTGATGCGATTGAGAGTTTGTGCCGCGAAATTGATCCTCAGTTTAAATTGAAGGCAGCAGTAAAACTTGAGCCAATGCCCGAAGAGAAGGCCCCACGTTTATTGATAGCAGACGAGGATCGGGGCCAAGTGATGGTACTCATGAATATTTACTGTATTGAGACCCTCATAAAGAAGCACTTTCCTGAAAAGGGGATCAAGGGCCTTTCGAAGAAGGACGCCATTAAGCGAGTGATGAAATCTTGCAGGGTGCCTCGGAAGGTCGCCAAGAAGTTGGTAACAGTCTTCGAGGGGGATGGGAGTGCGTGGGATACAACTTGTAGTGCAAAAATTCGCGATTTAGTCGAAAACCCTGTGATTAATCATGTCACCAATTTGGTTAACGGGTTTATGTACGCCACGCCTTCAACATGGGCTGATGCCCATGCCTCCGTTTGTGCGCAAGAGAAGTTGCAGATTTCTTATACGAAGAATAAAGAGTTTCACAAAGAGACCATCGATGCTATTAGGAGGAGTGGCCATCGCGGCACCTCCTGCTTGAATTGGTGGATGAATTTTGTGTGCTGGCATTGCGCGATTTTCGAAGACCCCGAGTTATTCCTTGATCCTGCTCATCGTTATGGGAGGGATGTTACAGGGGTGAATCGGTGGATGAATAGTGCCTTTGAAGGTGACGATTCTTTCTTGGTTACTTCTCCCAATATTGAGGAGGGCAAATCGCTCCATACTCAAATTTTACAGTTTTGGGAGCGAATTGGTTTTAACATGAAGATTGAAATCAGGAAAGAGAGGGCCC